CACACGAGACCCTAATGAAAAAGAACGACTAGAAAAAGATGCTAAAAAAGCAAAAGAAGATGCTGAAAACGCAAGAAAAAAACGAGATCAAGCAAAAGAGGATTTGAAGAAAAAAGACAAAGCTGCTAAAGAAAAAGAAGCAAAGGCAAAAGAAGCAAAAAAAAAAGCAGAGAAAACACGAGACCCTGAAGATACAAAGCCACCTGATAGAAGTGATGCAGATGCATCAAGAAAAGCAAAACGCGATGCAGAAAAAGCAAGAGATTCACATGAGAATATGAAAAATAAGAGAGACTCTTTGAAAAATAAATTTAAAAAAGTATTGGATGATATTGGTAAATTGTTAATGAATTTAGTAGGTTTATTTTTGCCATTTTTATTTAGACCTGGTGGCACACACTGGCCAGTAGATGACAGTGGTGGCCCGGGTAGTGGCCCGGGTAGTGGCCCTGGTACGCTGCCAGTAGATCCTACAGTAGTAGTGTATCCTTTACCAGATGTAACTACAGATATATTACCAGTCTTTGTAGGGACTCAAATTACTACTACTGGGGCCCCTCCTCCTGGCGAAGATGAAGGAGAAGCGATTGAAGCCATTGAAGGTGGTATTGCTTTCACTTTAGAAAATGACCCTGGGGGTGATGTAACCTTTACTATTAGTACATCCAATGAGTATTTAATTCTTGATAAAGATACAATTACATTTCAAAAGGATACATGGGATGAGCCAGTATATGTTACATTTACTTGTACTCTTGACACAGACTTTGTAAATGACGAAGATTTTCAAACACTTCCACCAGAAGAGCAAATTAAAGCTCTAAAAAATCAAAACAATTCGAATAATGACAATTCGAATAATGACAATTCGAATAATGACGATTCGAACGATGAATCTTCAAGAATAAAGCCTCAAAGAATACAAAAACCGACTCCAGAATTATTATATAAATCTAGTCCACAAGATACATCAATTACTAAATCATATTTACAAAAATATACACAAGCTGAAACATTAAAAGAAAAGTTAGAACGTATTTCAAATGCTGCTCTTAAAAAAGCACAGAAAGGCGGTGAACTAGTTGAACCATCATATGCTGATGAATTTTATAAAAAATATACTGAACTAATTGAGCCATCCTATGCTGATGAATTTTATAGTGAATTTCTACATACAGTGTATCCATCTATCCCTATTAAAATATATCATGATGAAGAGGATTTTATTAAACCTTTGGAAAATATTATTGAGCCAGTACATGACGATGGTTATGAAAGTTACCATGAAGAAGTAGTGCCAAATTTTGAAGGTGGACAGAATGATTTTGAATATGATGATGATAATTCTAATTATGAAGATGATTATGATGATTATGATGATTATGATGACGATGATTATGATGATGAAGATGATGATGAAGACGATGATGAAGATGATGATGAAGATGATGATGATGATGATGAAGATGAAGATGATGACGATGATGATGATGATGATGATGATGAAGATGATGTAACATATGAAAGTTTAGCAGCTGAAATAGATGCTTCTAATTTAGCAGATAATTTAAGGTCAGAAATTACATTAACTTTGTTACAAACTCTAGATACTGATATTAGTGTAGATATGACAGTTGATTCTGATATATGGTCAATTCAGCCAGAAACCACAACATTTACCAGTGATGATTCTGAACAAAATGTATTTTTCTTTTCTAAAGAGGTATTTAATTCATTAAAGGAAGGTCATGTACAGCAAAGAGCTACAAGTATAGCAAATAGAAACCTTGCTAAAGCACAAAGTGATTATGACAATGGGATGGAAGAATTAGAAGAAAATGATTCTGAAGATAATAACTCTGAGCCAAGTGATTCTGAAGATAATAATTCTGAAGATAATAATTCTGAAGATAATAACTCTGATACAGAATCGAATAATCAATCTGGTGGTAGAAAATATAAATATTTATATAAAATGAGGTCTAAGACTCATAAACTAAGGTAAAATAATAAAGAAAACCAACACATATAATCGTTAAAGCCCTCAACACGGTTTACTAATTGAAATTTATCTGGCTCTTCTTTTATCATAGATGCAATAATACTTTGGTCTTTTCCTATAAATTTTTTCTTATCATTATATTTCTGAATCATTTTATCATAACTATCGCAAAAATCAATCCAGCATTCTTTTGACCCAGCCAAAATACCTCCACCTACACAATTTATTTTTAGAAAGTCATCATGCTTTTCAAAATCTGTTATGCGCAATACTAAAAATTTATTATCTGGTATTTTATTGGAAGCAGGAAATGTTTTTATTATTGGTATCCAAGTGTTATCTCTACAAATCCCAGCATCACACCATACAAATTTACTTGTTGAAAATGGATTTAATATAATCGCTTTTCGTACAAACTCTTTTTTCTCATACCAAATTGCATATAATTCATATGTATGATATATTTCATGATCTAGTGTTTTTTGTTCAATCCAAAAGTCTTTCGAGTATTTTTGAAATGCTTCTAGTTCATCGAATGGAAGACCAATTACTTTTGTATTTGTATAGTTACAACGTAAACTTTCAATTAAAGATACAAACTCTGGACTTGTAAAGAATACTAAATTACAAGGTTGAGTTTTCCAGAACTGTAACCATTCCATATAATGGTTAATAGAAAATTTAGACTTGAATGGATAATAAGCAGTTACTACTGTAACATCTTGTATTTTCTTTTTATAATACTTTAATAATCCATCTAAATCTTGTCTTCCAGAATTATTGAAATAAGATTCTTTATGAATTCTGTGATAAATAAATTGCTCTTTGATTGTAAATATTTTTTTGTTTTCTAACAAAAGACGAAACCATAAATCATAATCCTCTAAACCAAAAGAATTTTCTTGCCAAAATGCCAGCTCTCGTTTCATAACTACACTTGAATTTACAACTGGATTTACACTAAAAATAGTATCTAGAGATATTATACCATGCGGTAATTCTGGTACATGAGTTAGTTCTCCTATATATTGTAGCCCAGTTCCTAATACATCTATTATTGGGTTTAACTCTAAAATTTTCTTTTGAACCTCTAACTTTTGAGGAAACCATACATCATCACAGTCACAAATAGCAATATATTCTGTGCTAGAATCTTTTACCATTTCATTTAATGTTGCAACCTTTCCTTTTGTAGAATAATTTTTAACTACAATTCTAGGGTCTGTAATATTCTTTTTAAGAGTAGTATATACTAGATTGGTATTGTCACCGTGCCCATTGATTCCGATTATCCATACCCATTCTTTATCAGATTGTTCAAGTATAGATTTATAACATTCTTCAAGATATTCTATACCGTTGAAGACTGGTGTTAATATAGTAACCCAACTCATTGTTTTTAACTATAAAATTATGTTTAGGTTGCTGTACGCATAAAAGATACTATATCTTCGTCACTTTTAATTTTAGTTTCCATCATGACAGCATAAAGTTCAAAAGGATGTTCTATTTGTCTATTATTTTTATATTTAGTAGCCATTGAACCTGGCATAGTATGCTCTAAAATACCAGACTCTAAATCATAAAACATTACTTTTATATCTTCCATTCTTGGATTACTAATATTTGTAAAGATTGGTAAAGGGACATAACGTTTTTGAAAACACCAATACTGACTATAAATAGTATCTGGATTATAACGTATTTTTTCTTTCCATCGTTCTGGTATTAGTTCTTCACTAATCGGTTCCCAGCCTTCAGATTTTAAATATTTAGTCCATAGATTCATATTTCTACGTTGATGAATATGTACGTATTCATGATAGAGTGTTGTTTCTAGACTAGGAAATCTAGCATCACTAGGAATACAGATTATATCAGGTCTAGTATGAGGATATCCGTTTTCAGCACTTCTGTCCAATTGTATAACTTTAACAGAAGAAAAAATAGAGTTCTTTAGTAAAAATTCTCGTATTGTGCTAAAATAACTATTATAATCTGTAGTGTAAGCAAAAGATTTTCTGGCTAACATATTATTATAATGGCTTTTACATTTTTGAATATAAGAATCAATTGATTCTGCAATTTTTAAATCGTTCATCCTTCAATAACTATTGTCTTGTCATTATTATTTTTATCTTTACGCTTTTTAATCTCTTCATCATATTGCTGAATTAAGAATCTATCAAGTTTTGGATAGTTCACAACTTGTTTCTTTTTGTTTTGGACTGGTGCTGAAATTGGCTTCAGTGTTTTTGTCTTTTCTTTCTTTTCTACATCTTTCACAAGAAACCCAAATCTATTTGCGAAACTCCTAACATTCTGATTATCACATTTGTTGTAGATATCAGTAAATAGTAGGTCACCACTATACTTTTCTCGTTCTTCAACACACAATGTATGTTTCGGTTTCACGTAACCGGGTAACTGCTCAACGAACAAACCAAATAACTGCGTAATAGGATTCAAAATCTGATGCTCAATATAATATTTATAGTCAATCTTGAGTTTATGTTCTTTGATATAAGACGGTGTTTCAATGCGGTCACCTTGTAGTTTTGATGCGATTTGACCTACTTCAGGAAGAATATACATAAACTGAAGACGTTCACCAGAGCTTGGTGCATTACCAGGGTCACGAATAGCAATGCGCTCTGCTAAAATTTTATGCGGTGGAGGTGTTGCTGCTTTATATTCAGACCTTAGTGACTTTGTGAGTGTAAGTTGATGGTCGCTGATTTTACCATTTACAAGGTCGTTACATGTAGTTTGGACAAAGTTAAATGCTTTGAGTACATCTTTTTCGTTTAGTAGAATCTTAATCGCGCCACCATATACATTTTTTACAATACCAGCATAATCACGACGTTTTGTCGCGATACCCATGGACGTTTGCTTATAATGTTCAGAATCACCTTCATATTTATTTCCTACATAGCGTTTTTTGCTAAAGATAATAAATGGATAGAATACCTTGTCATACTCAAAGTCATGAGGCTTCTTTAAACAACGAGTTACAAATTTACCAGCTTCTTCTGTTAGCTCCATCGTCTTTTCAATTGCTTCTTTTCCTTGTAGTCTTTCTTGTGTTTCAGGATTTCTTACATTAAAGTTGATAAATAGAGAATCAGTGTCTCCATATACCGTCAATGCTTCACATCTTGGGTCATTTGCCCCAGGTCCATAAAACTTTTCAATAACATCTTTCGCAAATAGAATCTGCTTACGACCATACGCAGTCGTGGAAGCAGCAAGATGTTGTAGACGAACCTTGAAAGTTGGAGAGCCTAACTGACCATAAAGAGAGTTGGCTGTAAGTTTATAAGCAAGTTGCTCGGCATCGAGTAGTGCTTTCTTGAAAGGGTCATTTTCTTTTTCTGCTTCTTTACGTTTTGACTTTCGTGCTGCAAGAAGTTTCGTAAGAATATCTGGAAGAGAGCCCTTCATATCATTCGCTTGCTGGGTGTAACGACAAATACGAATACCAGTTCGCAGCTTCTCAGGATTCTTACGAGTGTCACTAGGGTCTGGTGCCCAAATATCAAATTCAATATCTGTGAATTTTACATCTTGTGTTAGATATTTCTCTGCTTCCTTCGAGCCAAATGAATACCCTGTAAAGTTATAAGATATATCATAGTCTTTTGACCATAGCAAAGTATCATAACTAATATTTTCAGAAATAATTGTTGATGGATATAGAGAAGCAAAATCAGCAACACCGATTGGGGATTCAGCATAAAAGCTAGGTTTTGGGTCTAATACAATAGCACCTTCATACGACTCTTCAATATAATCATCGTCTTCTTTTTGTAGTGGTGTAGGTAGTACTTCAATCAATTGGTTACGTATGGAGCATTCTTTGAAGATTAGACTTTCGCATTTGATACCTTGGCCTCGAATAAAGATATAACTAATAGGGACACTACATGTGTTTGCCATTGCCATCGCATTATTAAAGACATCAAGTTTTGTAAAGAGTTGTTGAACTAATACACAATCTTGAATACAATATTTTGCAACAATGGCGCGTCCTGCTGTGCCTCCATTTTGATGAAGTTTGAATAACTCTGCTGGCGACACATCGTCTTTTACAATCGCCCACATTACAATCGTTGTCAAATCATTTGCTTCAAACGAACTCTCGGACGCATCAATCACAATCCCTTTTGAAGGAATAATCTCTACAATCTTTCGCTTTTCAACAATGGTATCGCCAAGTTCATCAAGTAGCACAAGATACTTTCCAACTTCTGCATCTTTTGTGACCTTCGTTTGTAAGAACCATGTATCATCTTTAATCTCAATACCAGACAATTTGCCACTCATGTAATGACGGCATACATCGTCCAATTTGTAAGATGAAAGATTCTCAATGCGTTTAATGTAGAAGTATAAATCAATATGGAGTCTTCCAGTCGTTGTCCAGATATATAAATTGTTATCACCAAGTGCGGAGGATGATAGGAACTTTGTTTGTAGTCCAACAATGGGTTTGCGAATATCATACTTCACAATATCTTCAATGCGACTCAACTTCTGAAAATTATCATCATTATGAATATCTAGCTCTTCCATACGCTCAAATAAGTATCGTTCATCAAAACCAAATACATTGTATCCAATAAGAATATCAGGATTCTTTTTATTTAGAAATTTGATGAAATCAAGAATCATATTTCGCTCATTTGTGTAGTTATGGACAACAATACCATCTAGAGCGTCAGAGCCGTTTAGCACAAAGATATGCTGCTCTTTGATACTATTATTCACAGAAAGAACAATACCAATCTGGATAACTGGGTCGCCAGCAATTGGAAGAGGCTTTGAAAGATTGCTTTTTAAAACTTTATTTAACGTATCTAGATTATATTCTTTCTCGAAATAGTTTTGAATCTGATTCTTAAATTTTGTGTCACTAAGAATAGTTTCTAGTGTATGATATTGTGGAATAGGAGTTTTAAGAAAGATACCATCCATGTTTTTGGGTGGAGCATACGGAGTTTGAATACATTGAATAATTGTTTCCTTTAGTTCAGTATAATTTACAACCTTTTCATGAAGTTGTTTTGCGAGTTTGTAATAATCTTTCTTTGCTAATGGAAAATCGCCATTTGCGCTAAAGCACTCAATATCCCAAAACCCAATTGTATATGGAGCAACGATAGAAGCATTGTGAGGATGAATATCTTCATAATATACTTCTAGAGTCGGCTCGTATTCATCTTCAATACTGACCCAACCACAAGGCTGAATGTTTCTTAGATGAAAGAACCGAAGCATAGGGTCAAGATTTGCTTCATAAATTTTGCATAGAGTACTCTCGATACTGAAGATTGGATGATTCTTTTCATTTAGGAAAATCTTTTTTAAAACATAAAAGTGAGAAAGACTGGGCACAGAAAGTTTTACAAATGGAAACTCTTTTCTGTTTGTATAGCCGTAGAGCTTTTGCTTTTCAACATACTCGATTTTCAAACTATTGAAAACATCCGGACGATGTTTTAAAGAGTTTTTAAGAATAGCCTTGAAATAGTTTTCAGATTTTTTGTCTGGAAGCTCTACATAGAAGTATGGCTCAAACCCAATAACACTAACACGGAGAGATTTGCCTTCTTCAGTCGTACCAAATAAATGAATTACCATTTCGGATTTATTTGGACTGTAACGAGGCTTCACTTCTTCATTTTCATCTTCCTCACGTTTGATATAAATAACCTCTTTCATAGACTCCGTCTCTTTTGTAACATCTCTATCTTGCGAATGTACATCAAGAATTTGAAAAGAGACCATTTGTGATACTTACTTACTTGAAAAATAATAACCAATTTTTTTAATTTTTGCGCTTTGTTTGTCTCTTAGTGTTTCTACCTTTTTTGTGTGACAACTTTCTAAAGAGACGACCACCTTTTAGGTTCAGAGGTGTTGTGCCTTGGTTGTTTACCGGGACCATTGTTGGCTCTGAATTTTCAACTTCATCTTCTTCTGTATTGGGCGGGCTGACATTTGTTGCTGTAGGCGTTGTTGCTTTTTCAAAACTTGCAGTGTTCGTATTCATATTTCTAGGGCTGGAAGGAAGAATGCTGGGAAACTTTTCTTCCTTCATAGCACTATTATTGGCATTTGTAAGAGTTTTAGCGTTATTCTTTTTAGGGATGTATAAATCTGTATTTTTCTTAAAATCATTAAGAATAAATTTTTCCTTTTCACTCAGTTGTTCATCAGAACTTTGAATAGATGGTAAACTTATATTAGTACCTTCTTCAATAGGTTTATCATCGATTGTAGGTGTAAAAGAAGAATTCGCATTCATACTAGTCGCTTCTTCAGGTACAGGTGTTGTAATAAGACTTTTCATTGTGGAAACTTCATTTGTATTTGGCATTGCATTTGTTACACCAGAATTGTTATTAAAAACAGCGGGCTTCTTATCTTTTCCAACAACTAATATACTGGGATATCCATCGATTTTAGAGCCTTGAAGACTTGTGTTTTCAAGTTGGTCGTGATGAACACTTGCTAAGTTTACAGTTCTATCTTTTGTAGACTTTAGACCTGACCATACATTTTTCTTGTAGGTATCACAATGACCGCACCAATCAGCATATACTAATACAACCGCCATAGGGCCGCCAGAAAGCATATTTTCGAACGCCGGAATATCCTTCGAACTTCTTACATCCATTGGTAGTTTAACTTTACCCATTTTAACTTTTTTTGTCATCTAATATTATCTTCTATTTTCTTATCAGGACGAATGGATAATTCAAATTCAACTTTGAATATGGTTGTAACAGTATGTTTTAGATTAGTAATTCTTTCTATGGTAGTATACTTTGTTTATACTATGCTAAAAGGAAAACCATCCGGCATAGTCTTTTTTATAGGTTTTATTTTTCTTTATATATTTTACTATCTTCAAAGTCGTATGTATCTAGACGAGAATTTTCAAGATGTAACTGAAACTGTAAAGCAAAATGATACTATAATGGATACAGAAGCAGTACCATATGCGACTGCTCCTATCAATTCACTTGATGATTACGAACACACTTCCGTATTTGAAAATGAGAATGACAGAGAAATTACACAAGATTTAAAAAACAAATTAATGTCTCAATATCCTATGGATTGGTCTACACAGCCGGCTAGTTCTTCTTATTTTACAAAAGGACAGAAAGAAGCTGTTGAAAATACGATGGCAATAGATCCATCTCAGAATGAAATAGTTTTCAAAACGATTGATGGAGGTAATTTACAACCACCAGACACTGATAGTATAGAAATTGAAGAGCGCAAGATTCTTCAAACCTATGCTCCCAAAAATACAAATGACTTGAAGACATACGATATTGAAGATGCTAGAACTCTTATTAAGAAAATTTATGATGTAAAAGGACTCATTCCGGAAGTAGAGCATCAGAAAGATACCAATGTATATACTATTGTTGGAACTCGTAGAAAAGATGAAAAGATTCAATATGAAGATGATTTGGGTGATGCTAGTGCAATAGAATCGAAAGATAATATGGAAAATGTAACTGTCGTTCCTCAAGCTGCGAAAGATGTGTTAAGAGATTCTGACCCTTTTTATAATAGTGCTGTGAGAACTCGTACTGATAAACATGATTATACCAAGTATACACCGGAGCTTGAACGTATGTTCGCACCAACATATGAAAGAAGTCAGTGGTACTAAAAATTCCACAAATCAGCAACAACATTTCCAGCACCACTCGCGAGTTTCGATTGGTTCGGTAATGGTCTTTGAATAGTATCTAAAAAAGATGTTGGTGGCATATAATCATTGGCGCTCCTTGTTGGTGCGACAGTGATTGTATCTGTGTATGGATTCTGTATTTGCTGCATCTGCGATTGCTGCATCTGCATCTGCATCGGGTCTTGAATTCTAACATTCTTTCCTTTTTTATTAATAAGCTCTGGCTTTGGAGGAATCATGGCTTGAACGATTGGATTCTTTTTCATGAAATATTCTTTTTCGTAAGAAGCCCAAGAAATATATAATAGATTTGGATACGTAAATCTTACTTCAAATCCATTTGTTCTTAGTTGAAAAACTAAATAGACAATACAATCTTGTAAATCCATCGCTGGTAATCCGAGAATAAATGGTGGTACACTGTATACTAAATAATTAGGATTTCCCGGTAATTGCGAGGTAGTATATATACGATGCTGTATTTGTTCTAACAATTGGTTGTATGCTTTTAGACGTGACTTATCTCTTTTCTCTCTTTTCTCAAATAAATGTTGAGGTTGCAGCTTTGGAGGCTGTAAATCACTCATCTAACATAGGGTAGGAATGATACTTTCAAAACTATACCCGGAACTATTATTTATAGGACATTAGTAGAATGAATACAATTAAAAATATGCTATATGATGTTGACAAATATATTAAAAATGAGCGCCCACTCAATCAACAAGGAATGCCACATTATCATAATACGATAGCAATGCGTTATGAAGAAGTTATTGATGAAATTGAAGAAGAAATAAAAGAGCAAAAGAAAAAATCCAAAAAATGCGAGAAAGAATTAATTGGTAATTTTTCTAACAATAACAATAACAATAATAATAAAAACAAAACTAGAAGAACGAAAAGAAAATTACACTATTGATTAGATGAAGCGTAAAATAAAAAGAAAAACAAGAAAGTATAAAAAGAAAGGAGGTGCTAATAGTATGGAAGTTAGATATCCCAGATTCACAGTAAACAACAATGAAACAAATGAAAATTCTACTAGAACTAAACCTGTGATTGGCTTGTACCAAATGCCTTATTCAACACTCATCATGTATGACCCAGATGTTCCTAGTGGGACATATTTACATTATCTCGTAATTAATATCCCGAGTGGTAAGATAAATTCTGGAGATACAATTGTATCATATGCTCCACCAACACCTCCACCGGGAAGTGGAACTCATAGATATATTTTTGAACAATTACAACAATCTTCTCCATTTACATTTGCAGAGCCAGAACGTAGTAATTTTAATATTAACAACTTTAAACAACAAAATGGTATAGCGTTAAAAGCGACAAAACAGTTCCATATTACAGCGTAGATGAAGCCAATTCCTCCATTACGTTTAGTTCTAAGCGGAGGAGGGGCTCGTGGTTTATCTTATGCGGGATGTTTTATTGAGTTAGAAAAAAGAGGATTCTTAAAGAAAGTAAATGAAATTATGGGGGTAAGTTGTGGAGCACTATTTGGGTTTGCATATAGTATAGGATATACGCCAAATGAATTAATAGAGTTTGTTGAATTATTTGATTTTAGTTTAATGCAAAATATCGAACCAGATGTTGCGTTTGAAGTTTTTACTACATATGGTATTGATAATGGAGATAATTTAGAAAAACTTTTAACAAGCATGTTAAAAAATAAAGGATTTATTACTACTATAAATTTTATAGAGCATTTTAATAAAACAAATTTCTTTTTTCGATGTTTTGCATCAAATATGTATGAATGTAAATATAAAGAGTTTTCTTATAAGGAAACACCAGATATTAGAGTGATTGATGGAATACTTGCGTCAATGTCATTGCCGGGATATTTTATTCCACGATACATAAATGATATTATGTATTCTGATGGAGGAATAGTGAACAATTTTCCTATAGATTTATTATCAGAAAATGAAATACGAAATACTTTGGGATTTACATTTAGTGAAGACCATAACGTTGTAGAAAGCATACCAAATATTATAAATTTCTTCAATCAAATATATACATGTACCTATAAATTTAAAAAACAAAAATTAATATCCATGTATAACGAAAAAATAATTATAATACGATGTGGCGATTATCCTATTTGGAATTTTAATGCACCAAAAGAAGATAGATTAAAATTAATTGAAACTGGAAAAAAAGCAATTGAAGATTTTTTTAATTTAAAAAAAGTTTTTATAAAACCATTAAGACGTTATTCAGTTAGTTAAGTGTTAGACCAGTTTTGAGAATACGATTTAATGTTTGAAGCTCTTTTGATGTAGGAGCTCTTTTATTTGCTTCAAGCTGCTGAATTGTATTTTTAGGAAAACTACAATGAGCATCTAGGTCACTTTGAGATAGATTATTCGCAATTCGTGCTTGAACAATTGCGTTACGAGATTCTTGCGAAAACATTTTTGGTTTCACATGAATATCATCATTTTCTAACTTTTTAAGTTTAGCAACCTCTGGAGTTGTCACTACATGCTTAGGTCTGTGGGAACGCTTCTTAACAGATACTTCTGTCCAATCTTGATGATCCATGTTTGCTATATAAATTGCGTGATGATTTTTTAAATCCCCCCGCCCAACTTCTCATTTAAGAATTCTAAGAAAGCAGCGGCTGTGCGGCTGCCCGTGTAGTTTGTTGTCGTACCATCCGCATCAGAGAATTTAATTGTGGGGTAGCCGGTTATATTTGCTTCCTTGTGCTTCTCGGGCTCCTTCGAAACTTCATAAGCACTGACTTTTACTTCTTGGCCGGCCACTACAACCGTTCCATTCGGGGCAAGAGTATTAAATTCGGGGACAACTGTTTTGCAATGAGGGCACCAGTCGGCATAATAGAGAATAAACTCTTTCACAGAAGGAGCAGTTGTGGGATTCTGGAATCCTTGACGGACAAAACTAGAAATGCTATTGCGGAAATAATATGACACCGCTATGAGAAGACTTAGGGCCACAACGCCTACAACAATTAGTTTCCAATTCATACTATAATTGTTAGGGAAAAAACTTACTTTAAACGGACGTAATAATATAAATAGAATGAAGGTATTTCGTTATGGAAAATTCTATGAATATGATGAAACATTCGGAGATGAATCTTGGTCGAATGAACAAAAATTTAAAGCTGCATCCTTATTTGCTACATGTTGTCACTTAGGTTATGATACAAATACTTCATATTCGCTTTCTTACATATATGTAACATGTGAATATGTGCCGGAGATTTCTTATGATTCTAAATATGGAGATATGTTAGAGAAAGTGTTAAGGGTCTCTTGGAAATAACATAATACCCCAAAGTGCGAAAAAGAAGAATAGTGTGTGAAAGAAAAAGCCAAATGGTGATGGGCAACCAGATTCACTTGCGACAGTAAATATATTTCCTAAAATCTGTTGAGTTACTTTATAGGTTTCAGGATTTGCTATTAAGAAAAAAATAAGTGTTGAATAAAAAGCATATTTTGCTTTTAATCCTATGTTTATTTCGTTTGCCATCTAACTTTCGCAGATTTTTTATAGTTGCGTTTTAGCGTTCTTGTATTTTTTAGTAAACTTTGTACTATTTCTCTATCTTTTATATCTTTTCTAACCAGATTATATGCTGATAATATAAAAAAGAAATATAACACCTTATTATTGATAGTATAAATATCTTCATTATAATCGTAGGATTTCATAGTCAAATTGAGAGTATTATCGATACTATAAGTATGCTCAAAGGACTTTGTATCTGGTTTAAAATATATATGATTTTCATGATATTTTATATCTATTAACTTTACATTTAGCATTTCTTTTGAAGCAACTTCATAAAAGTCGAAGTTACATGATTTCAGAAGATTTTGTATTTGGTCTAGAAGGCTGGTGTATTCATTTGATTCTAATCTTACTACATCAATGTTTTCATCTGACTTACTAATAGCATTACATATTTCATATAAAGAGAAACACATGTTAATCATTTCATGAAACTTCATTTTTTCAAATAGATTGTTAAACTCATAGAAAAACTCTTTCATTTTTTCATCTTTAAAATAGTTTCTTAATTGATATACTACAAACTCTTCTAATATATGTTTTTCATTTGTTTCACGAACAATACTCAGATTTGATGACTTTTCAAAATCTGTTATTAAAGAAGCAAATGGTAAGGGCTCTTCTATTAAAAATTCACTTAGACGATTGTCGGCAACTTTTTTGGAGTAGTGGAGGAGTTTTCTTGCACCTCCTTGTGTTGTCTCTGCTGCTGCGGCAATTTCTTCTTGAGTAATATTTAAATCATCAATAATTAGTTTTTTTGCAGCAATATAATTTTCATTATTTGTATGATCGGCCATTACACTATTTATTCGTTTAATCATAAGAGTAATTTCATCATTATCCACTTTACGAATATTTTTATTAGCATTGCTACTTTTTCTAGTATAATATTTACGAATATTTTCAAACTTATAAGGAGTACCATTCAAATTTGTTTCATCAAGAAACCCAAATAATTTATATGCATTTAATAAATTTTCTTCTTTTACTTCTTCTTGTGTTTCTTCTAGCACTGCCGCTTCTACTTGTTTATTTGTTATTTTTAAATCATTCATAATAATTTGTTTTGCATCAATGTATAATTTTTCATTAGCATGTTTAGCCATAATTTTCTTTATTTGTGCTGGTATAGTGTCATCAGTAGAAGTATCTTTTTTATAATACTTATTAATATCTTCAATTGTTTGACCTTCATCAATTAATCCAAATAATTTATATGCGTTTACTTTACCAGTAATATATTTTTCAAATTCTCTAGATAAATCAGGATCTGATTCACCAGCTATCCTAATAATATTGTTTATTTCATTATTTCTAATATTATTATTATCACTATCAAAAAATACATGAAATAAATCTAAATTTTCTTTTATAAATTTATTTTTTAATTCATTTTTTTCTAATTGTAATTTTTCATATGCTTCTTTCCATTCATCATGACTTTTATCTCTGACTCCTATATTTCTCTCATATGCTTCTTTCCATTTATTACCGTATTCAACAGCATCAATAGGATTGCCACTTGCATCAGTTAAAAGATTGCCTTTTTCATTTTTAAATTCTACAACTTTCGATTTTAATGCTGTTAGTTCTTTTTCTAATTTTTCTGCATGGGTTTGCCATACTTTTTGACTTTCTTCCCATTTCTTATGGCTTTCTCCCTTTTCTCCTAAATTTCTCTCATATGCTTTTTTCCATTCTTCATTACTTTCATCTTTGACTTTTATATTTCTTTCATATGCTTCTTTCCATTTATTAGATAATGTTATTTTTTCAGCAATTAATTCTTTTTCTCTAGTTTTTAATTGTTGATATGCATCAATAATTTTGTCTACTAACGCGCTAACTGCTTTTTCAGAATCTTGTGTTTTGTCACCACCCCCAGTAGTACTAGAAAATCCATCGCTTTGCTCTGGAGTATCTTCATTAATTTTATTAAATTTAGCATCAAGTGCTTTTAATAAATCCATTAAACTTGAATAATCAACGATGTCACCTTTTCCCTCTAATTCATCTATATTTGCACCTAATAGTTCAATTAAATGCATTACCGTGGTAGAAGAAATATTTGGATTACTTTTTATAAATTCTTCAAAATCCTCTTTTGTTACACCAGGTCCACCAACAGTAATATTGTCTTTTCCTTGATTTAAAAGATATATTTTTGCAAATTGTCTCAACAAGTTACGAACATGTTCTTCACCATGTTTTTTTGTTCTAATTTTAATAAGTTGTTCATGCATATCTCCTTCATTGCTATAATAATCTGCGTTATTCATGTATTCTCGAAATAAATGATAAGGAAATTTTGCTTTGTCTTGTTCAAAATGTTCTATTAGCATTTTAATTTCCTCCAAATGACCTATACTTTCACGAAGCATCATTGAATTTCCTTGTTGTTTTCTCTTTTTAATAATTTCTCTACGTAAATTGTTGAAATAATTATATAATGCTTTTAATAGTAATTTTTTATCATTGTCTTTTGAAGGTATTTTTGGTAGCCCATGACTTCTTGTAATTGGATATTTATTCTGAAACACCTTTTTTAATAAAGCAACTAAATGCTCATCAGCAAAACCATCAACTGGGCCAAAATTTTTAATTATTTGCTCATTATCAAATGAATGTTTTCCGATAAAAACAATTTCTAGTTCAGGGAATAAATCACTAATATCATCTACACTTTCTTCTGCTTCTTTTGTTGCTTTTTCTTCTGCTTCTTTTGATTTTTTAGAATCCTGTTTCCTTTTTTTTATTTCTGCTGCTTCATCGGCATTTTCTAATGATGTTGATTGTAATGCGCCTTCTCTTGCAGCATTCCATTCATTACTATTTTGAATTTTATATGG